TTTTTTTACTTTTTTTTCTTTTTTTATTTATATGTTTCATCTTTTTCTGTTATCTTTTATCGTTCTATCCGTTGATTCTCCCTTTTTACTCTCTTTCGGGTCTGGCCCCTTCTTACGTATGGTACAAAAAATTCAAAAAGAAAAGCCTGTCGTAAATTTATATAGTGCAGCCGTTGCGTATATTTTCATCATTTTCATTTTACATAGATTCGTTATTCATAAATTGAGTTTTTTCGATTCTTTTCTCTTGGGCGCCGCTATTTATGGCATTTTTGATTTCACCAATTTAGCTTTATTTAAAAATTATAATCTTTATATCGCTATTTGCGACACTTTGTGGGGAGGTATATTGTTCGCTTCTTCTCACTATATTTACACCCTCTTTTAATTGCGCCTTGTCCGCCCCATATAATATTAATTACATTGTACATCCTGGAAAAAACTATAGCACTATACGTGTTACACAACAAACTCACTCATCAGAAAACAAATATCATCATATAGTGATATTCACCCAGGGTTGTACATATAGACGTATAAGTATTAATAAAGTTTATAAATATAAACAATTATGTATATAATTATATATATGGATTCTGATTTAGATATTAATTTTAATGAAGTTAAAAAAATACCATCTACGTTAACCACACATCATATTGACGAAAAACAATATAGAATATTAAAAGATACCATTACCGCTAATTTACGAAAAGACTATGATAAATATAGTGAAAAGGTATCTTCTATTAGTGTTGATGATTTAAAAAAATATTTAGATTTATCTAGCTCATGTGGTTTGTCTGAACCATCCAACACCTCCATCGTATTATTTTTTATTGGGGTAGGAACCATAGTGTGTAAAATACGGAATAATAATCCACCAATATCACTAGTACCTAAACAAACAATTTCTTCTTCTGATTCAGAAACAAGCGAGATTGAATATATTCAAAATAATAACACTATTCCGGAAAAAAGTTTTTTAAAACGTATACTTGGGTTATTTTATTAATCATCTATTATAGTGTTTAGTTATAAAAATTGAATTACTTTTTATAACTACCTAATATTTTAGTATTATTGGAAAGTTCGTATTTATTTCAAAAATGAGTTTACTTCTCTCCACCACAACAAAAACATTTCGTTTCATAGATGAAATTGAAGAAAACCCACAATATTATTGTGATACAACATTTATTGTGGAAAAAAAACGTTATACTAGTGGTAAAGTCTTTTATCATATTACCTGTGAAAATAAATATAGTGCAAACAAAAAATTGTCTTTATCCGCCAGTCCCTTTTATGATGATATGATAAAGGGTGAGTCCAAAATAGAAAAATGTTATACCGATGTTTTAATTCTAATATCTAATCCCCTGAGCGATATGATGGTGGACTATCTTCTCATGGATTTTAGTAAATTATCAGCATTATCAGGTCATGTATCAGCTATGAATTACAAAATAAGTATTATTAAATCCCTTACTCATTTTTGGGATTAATCTCATTCGGTTGTTCCACAATAATTTCTAAATCTGAATCATACTCAATAGGGTCATCCAACATTTTTTTGGGATTTTTTGTTAAATCATCAAGTGTATCTAATTCATGTTTAACTTTATTACATATTTTATCAATTTCACTTTTTTTAATTTTATCACGGAAAAAATATCCGAATCCAACTAATAAAGCCATACTTGTTAATATAAGATATAGTGCTTTATTCTCCATTTAGATATATATTATATTATTTTATTATTCAATGACGGCATTTATTCAATACTATAAAATATACATATAAAGGGTTAATCAATATTATAATTACAATGCCTAAAGCTATCGGAATAGATCTAGGAACTACTTACTCGTGTGTAGGAGTATGGATAAATGATCGTGTTGAAATAATTGCAAATGATCAAGGTAATCGTACGATGCCTTCATATGTTGCCTTCACCGAGAACGAGCGTCTGATCGGTGAAGGGGCAAAAAGCCAGGTCGCCTCAAATGGTCCAAACACAGTATTTGACGCCAAACGTCTTATTGGGAAAAAATACGATGATCCTGCGGTACAATCGGATAAAAAACATATGACGTTTGAGATTAAGAAAAAGGGCGATAAGCCACAAATTTATGTGCCAATCAAAGACAAAACATTTAATCCCGAAGAGATTTCGGCCATGGTTTTGGGTAAAATGAAAAGTGTGGCCGAAAGTTATCTTGGTGAGGAAGTTAAAGATGCGGTTATCACTGTCCCCGCCTATTTCAATGATTCGCAGCGTCAGGCGACAAAGGATGCCGGTGCTATTGCTGGTATTAATGTGTTGCGTGTTATTAATGAACCAACGGCGGCGGCCATTGCATATGGTTTAGACAAAACCAATGAGGGTGAGAAAAACATCCTTATCTGTGATACTGGTGGTGGTACACATGATATATCGCTACTCACTTTAGATGAGGGTATTTTTGAAGTGAAAGCCACGGCAGGAGATACGCATTTGGGGGGCGAAGATTTTGACACTCGTTTAGTTGAGTTTTGTGAAAAAGAATTCTTGAAAAAAAATAAAAGTATCAAAGAGATTAGTGCGCGAGGGCGACGGCGTCTGCGTTCAGCCTGTGAGCGTGCCAAGCGTACACTAAGTTCCTCCAGCAACACAACCATCGAGGTGGAATCATTGGCCGAGGGTATTGATTTTTCATATCCCATCACGCGGGCACGTTTTGAGGCTCTATGTTTAGATATATTCAAAAAAGTTATTTCGCCGGTCGAGAAAGTTTTGCGTGATGCTGGTATGTCTAAAAATGATATTCATGAAATTATTATGGTGGGTGGTACCACAAGGATTCCCAAAGTACAATCTATGTTGAGTGATTTTTTTAACGGCAAAGAGCTGAATCATAGTATTAATCCCGACGAGTGTGTAGCGTATGGTGCCGCGGTGCAGGCTGCATTGTTAAGTGGTGATGATTCTAGTGCAATCGGTGATGTTTTGCTATTAGACGTGGCACCTCTCAGTTTAGGATTGGAGACAGCTGGGGGTATTATGACCAAAATTATAGAGAGAAATTCAACTATACCAACCAAAAAATCGCAAACATTTAGTACCTATGCCGATAACCAACCCGCGGTGAGCATTCAAGTATTCGAGGGCGAAAGAACAAGAACGAAAGACAATAATAAACTCGGTACTTTTAATCTGGAGGGCATCGCACCCGCCCCACGCGGAACCCCGCAAATTGAGGTGTCATTTGATGTGGATGCAAATGGTATCTTAAATGTTAGTGCCTGTGATAAAGCTAGTAATGAGACAGCCAGCATCACTATTACCAATGATAAAGGGCGGCTAAGTAAAGAAGAAATTGAGAAAATGGTGAATGAGGCCGAGCAATATAAAGCCGAGGATGAAGCGGTGAAAAAAAACATTGAAGCTAAAAATGGCTATGAAGCATTGTTGTTTCAAACAAAAACGTCGCCCTTGAAAGATAAATTACCGGAAAACGATAAACAAACGTTGGAGGAGCTGTGTGCGGAGGAAGAACTTTGGTTGCAAGACCATGAATCTGGCGACGCTGAATTATTCCTCGCGAGGACGTCTGAGTTTAAAAACAAAATTATGCCGATAGTATCTAAAGGAATAGGTGAGGGTGGTATGCCGGACATGGCAAATATGCCGGACATGGATCTTCATAAAACAAAAGACGAAGATGTCTCAAGTCCTGGTCCAACTATTGAGGAAGTTGATTAATCTTAGTAATTAAAAATATTCGTTTATACAATTTTTTCCCAGTTTTGGTATAGCCATTCGCTAAACGTTTAGGGTGTAGATCGTAATTATATATTTTAAGAATTTGTCGCAATATATTAATAAGTGGCCATTTTTGTTTTTCAGGAGCATTAGATTGTAAGCAAGTTAAATAAGACGACGATGCTTTTTTTTTAAAAGTTGGAATATAATCTTTAGCCTTATTATAAGTCTCCGTATTTAACAATTGTTCTCTAGGTATTTGTGTGCCATGAATATCGTTAAATGTACTACATTGAACATTACATATTTTCAAAAAATCCAATAATAATTTTTGGTATTCGTCTTCACAATTCATTATTATAATTTTATATTTAATAATTAAAATTATAACGATTTCCATCTTCAAAAATATAAATATATATCATGTATATTAATAGATAGATGTATAATATGACTTTTTTGGAATATATAGTATCTTTTGTATGTCATATTAACCGAGAATGTCAAAAAATAAAAAAAAATGGTTTATTTACAGAACAAGATTATTATATGTTTGACAAATTCAATCAAGCATTACTGTTATAGTTTATACGCCGAGTGCAGGAATTGTATATTTCCCGTTATTTTCCACCCATTGCGCCACGACCCGAGGATTTGTTTTATTTTCCATAATATCGGCAGTATCGTATACGTTTTGATTAGAATCGATATAGTAATGAATACCCTTAAAATCTTCTGTCCAAACATCTACTTTTTTTAGTCCGGTAGTTTGTTCTTCCTCTAAACAGATTACTCCATGCGGTGTGCCTTTACTATGCGTACCACAGAAAGACTCTTCGCCTTTCTTTCGTCGTGTACATTGTGTTCCATTCGCGCGTTTAGCAAGGCATCGATCACATTGCGGAGCCGCATTTTTCACTCGCTTTCTTTTCAGAAAATCTTCTTTATCAAAGGTAATCTCTCTATAATTTCCAATAAAGGTTTGCATTTCTTCGTATTTATCATTATTATCCTTATTATCAACAATACTATAATCATTACTTTTCAACCAAGTAGCGAAATCATCTTTAAAGGTATCAATATGTTGTTGTACTTTCTTTGTTAGACGTTTTTCCATTTTAATATTATATTTTTTCTATTTTGTGGTTCAATTTTATTTCCTACAAATACATAAAACTATGAAAATGATAACGATTATTTTAAGTATTAATTAGACTCGACTGAATGTGTAAATATATTTAAAATATCAAAATAATATTCCAAGGCCCCGCGAATACAATCTATACTAGTATTACTATATTTCAGTAAAATTTTATTTGTATCATACAAAATATACAATGAAAATAATAATAAACCAAAGGTAACGGAAAATTTAGTGAGTCTTTCATTTGGTTTGATAAATATTGACACAATATTAGTGATAATTAAACCTAATAAACCATAAAGTAAGTATATACCAATCCACGCCAAATTAATACCTTTATACACAATTAAAAATCCAACGCCCAAAAAAGTCGAAAAAATAGCAATAGTAGAAACAAGAGCCGATATAATGATCTCTTTCGATACATACTTCATACCAACACCCAATATGAAACCCTGTAAAACACTAAACAACATAAATAATATAAAACGCATTGTAAATGAAATGTTAGGTAAAGTCATCGCCATTAATAATCCGATACATAATCCAAATAAAACCAGTATATACACCAGTGATTTTGATTTTATTAATGGTGTATATTTTTCAGTATTATAATAAATATGACTAAAAACGAAGGAAGTTATTAGTATTTGGAAAATAAGAGTCGAAAATATACATTTCAATAAAGAACTTTTTTTAACCAACAATTTATTAAATACTTCTAATTTGCTCATTATATAAACTATAACATAAAATAAATTTTATAAACATGATGTTGTTTATAAAATCATCTTGTGAATAAAATCATTTATTTTTTTCTTCAATGGTGGTTATAATATTATTAATAACATCATGAACCGCTTTGGTGGATTCTAGATCGTGATCTTGTGTTAAATCGGCGGTATTTTCACGTGTAGTACTCTTTCGTAAGCTAATATCATCCTTTATTATATTCAATACCAATTTGATTTTCGAGGATAATCGTGTTAAATATTTAATATGATGATTTTGAAACGTCTTTAAATACAAAATAAACATTTTTATTTTTTCATTTAAAACCGATTGTAAAAAAACCTGCGAATGTATGACATTATCGATATTCAAACCCATTTCCATACGCCTATTATCAACCATTAAATCATTTTTTTGTACTTCCGTATAGGAATTTAATTTCGATATAATTTTCACTATATGGGAATATAACTCACTAACATACGTAAAATCATATTCTTTCAAAGGTTCAAGACTTTTGTATCGTGGAAAATTAATGGAAGATGTAATTTGTTCACTTAGTTCAGTGGATTGTATTTCTTTATTAACATAGTCGCATATCATATGATACAATTTATAGTATTCACAATATATTCTATTATTAATAAAGGTAAACAATTCCTTTTGATTATTATATTCGCGAGTTATTAATTGATTTTGAAAGTAAAGTGAATCCACGCCCAAATTGCAGGCATTCGTTTTATGTCTTTTACTAACTTCAACATAGATTGACGTTAACGAATCAATCTTTGTTTTTATATCTTTAAAATTAGAAAACATTTCTTCGCGCAGTTCCTTTACTTTTTCAAATAACTCATTAATTATATTTAACTCGTCCATACATAAATATAAGAATATATGTTTTACATATAAAATGAACGGAGACACAGATACTACCGCCGAAAAAAAACAACTTTTATCTAATGTTAAATGGACCGAAGACCATGAGAATATTTTAGTAGAATGGGCTGATAAAGCCTTATGTTACAGATGGCTTCATGGAAAATCACATCAACAATATAAAAAAGCCAATACATGGTTCACTATCCCCGTTATTATTATGAGTACTTTAACAGGAACTGCTAATTTTGCGCAAGATAAATTTACGGGTGCTACTAGAGAGTATGTAGCTGTAACAATTGGTGCTGTTAATATTATAGCTGGGATTATCACCACAATTCAACAATTTCTAAAAATAAGTGAATTAAATGAAGCGCATCGAGTCAGCAGTTTATCGTGGGATAAATTCTACCGAAATATTAAAGTAGATTTAGCCAAGTCACCCAAGGAACGCACACCAGTACTGCAGATGTTAAAAAGTTCAAAGGAAGAATTTGATAGACTAATGGAGACAAGTCCTGCCATATCTACCAAGGTTACCGATGCCTTTAAGAAGGAATTTTCCTGTACTTCAAAACAGAAAGAAGATGTGGAGAGAGAATTAAAAGAAAAACAAAACGCTTTTATTTCGCTTAAAAAACCCGAAATTTGTGGAACGCTTGAAACGAGTAAATTAAGTGTTTATAAAGCAAACAAAAATATTGAAAAGTTAGAAAAAAACATTATTATCGCCCGTAAAAACGAAGAAGATGATTGTATGTCTGAAAGTATTAAAGACATCATCATAAATTTCAAAAAAGATCGTTTACGAGAACCGACTAATAGTGAAATAATGGATGAATTAGAAAAGGACGTATCGTCTCAACAAATTGACACTGCCAAACAAAATATGAAGAGTGCATTGAATGACGAAAACGTGTAAAGTTATTCATCTTTTCCAATTACTTTATTAAAAATATTACCTGTAAGTTGCGGTAAAAAAATACTAAGGATAGATAAAGCAGAAAACCATAATATATATATGCCATATATATCAACACCCAAGCCAAAAAAATCGAAGGCGCTCACTGATATATAAATCACTAAAAATGTCCAAAAAAGTGTATATATAACTTGTAAAAGTGATCCCATATTTATATATATGGTCAAAATAACATAATTTAATATTAACGCGATAAATACTTAAATAGTTGAGACAAAATTAAAATAATGTCCGAGGAAAATTCTAAACTCACTAAAGTCGATGAGGTCGCAAACAAAGATTGTTCCAACAACACAACAGAGGGACAGCCACCGCAAGTAAACTTACTCGAAGTTCCCATCAAAACGGAGCACGATGCGTTGAATGTTCTGGTCGGTTTTTTGGGGATGGCGCAGCGGCGAGGCGCTTTTGCAATCAACGAATCTGCTAAAATCTATGAATGTGTCAAGATGTTTCAGCCATCAGCTTAGGTAGTAAATTAGTTAAACAATACATAAAATATTTATGATAATACATATTATAAATATGTTATGACTCAAACTACTCAACAATAAGTCCAGGTGTAGTGTTCGTTTTTTTTTCAGCCAATTTTTGTGCGGTGTTTACATAATAATACGTTAAAGGCATTTGCTGTTCATATTTTTTAACAACAAGTACGGGTGCAATATTCTTTGTCTGGCCTGCTATATTTTGGGTCATAGCACCATTCATGACAGAATCAAACGTGGAGGTCCAATCATCATCAACGTCCCGTGATTTTTTGGTACTATTATCTATTAAGGTTGTGGTAGTTTTTTTCTCGATATCATCCTCAGTATCAAAAAAAACTTTGGTATGCTTTAAAAACAAGACGAACCTTACTAGTCCTCCCCGTTCATATTTTCCCTCATTATTAATAGTTAAACTTTTATTAAACACCATCTTAGGCTTATTATCCATTGTCCATACTGCATACTTTATCGCTTCTTCATACCTTCTAAAATAATAATGAGATCCATATCGTCTATGTGCAGATTTCGTTCTACCGAAGGTAGCAGTGTATGCTATATTATTTTTACTATTGCCATAATAAGCAACAATCGGGGTTTCGTATAATTTTCCTAAATTGTTTTTTATATACAAAAATTCAGGGTTTTTTATAAAAAACTGCACAACATTTTGATCTATATTAAAGGTCAGGTATTTTTGATCATTCACTATTTCGCTACATAAACACCAGATATAGTTATCATGATACTTACATAATGTAGCTTCTGTAGTATTATCAGAATATCTAAACCATAGTTGTTTTGTATCATTATTATCATAATATCCTTCATATGTAACCACCATTTCGGGTGCGTCAAAGTTTTTCTTAACCTTATCTATAATATTTTCCATATTAACTTTCTGAATATTCATGGTCGGCCAAGTTAACACTTGATTATTTTTAAATAAATTATATAGTAAAAATGGGCTTTTACCCAAATATTTTATTTGAAAAACACAGATCTCTACATTGTTGTCTACTTGCAATTCCGACACTGGCTTTTTCTGTAGTTTTTTGAGTCCGGCGTATGTATTTTTATTTTTTTCTATTTTTTGTGCAACACTAGTTTTTTTATTTGGCTCATCATCATCAATTTTAGTTATCAACGGAGATACATAAACAGCATCAGCGTCATCTGTCAATGGCGTATTAGAACTATTTATGGTAGGATAATTTTTTGTACTATTAGGGCTTGTAAAATTAGACAAGTGTTTCATTTTTTTTACAATACTTGTGTTAAACATATTATAAATTATTTACATATTTTTATTTGGCTTATGTCGTATACTTTCGTTTTCTTTCTCTAATCTATTATCTAATATAAAATCGCAGACTTCATCGGGATTAACTGAGGCGTCTTGTGAAAAATACTTGTGTAAATAATCTTTTAAATGTTTTTTACTTAATGGGGCTTTCACCTTACGTTTAGTGTATAAGATTTTCCCTTCCGATAAATCGAAACTATCGACTTCATTATCCTTCATAATATTAACTAAATCATCCGATAATTCTTTTTTTCGCGCCCTCCGCTGTTTTAATTCTTTTTGCAGCGTTTTCATTTCGTTTTCTATACGCAACCACTCTTTGATATTTGCAACAAGCTCTTCTTTTGTCGTCATAATAATACTTAATATAAGGATAAGTTTTTATGTTTTAATATATTTATAAATTTATAAAAATAAAGGATTGGTGGTCATTTTAATATGTTCTTGAAAATACTTTGCAATATGATGTTCAATAATATGTATCTGGTCTTTTTTATATGGCGTGACAACAATATTTAAATTGTTTTTTGGTCCAAGTAGTTCAATATAAATATTTTTCCCTAATATTTTATACGACACAACCTCATGGTTCAAAATACTAAAGGTTTGATCGGAAAAATAAAGTACTATCTTGGTCGGAGATAGTTCTAATGTAACATTTTTAAATCTATTATATTGATGCAATTTCCGTACATTACATTTTATCATAATATGTAATATACCTCTATTTTATATTTATATTTTGTCTATTAACACTTCTTTCGCGATAGTTTTAATTATTTTATTTTCAGCATTATCTTCCGTATCGGTATTTGTTAAATTTCGCACCATTTCTATATACTTGGTGGTGCCATCATCTGTTTTATTCCAATCTGGATTTTCACATTCCCATTCTTTAATTTTATCAATTTGTTTTTTGGCGACAATGTTGATGGCTTGTTTCATATTATTTTTATCTTTATCCCTCTCCCACATATTATTATCCTTCACATACAAGACTTCACGCTTCAAATCGCTACAATGTATCGGTCTTTTGTTTAATTCGATTTGTTTTAAACCTTTTACAAAAATATCGGTAATACCAGTAATAAAACCATGATCTCGGGTATTGGTTAAATCATCACACTTTAATTCTAGGGTATCTACAAAATCGGTTAAGTTAATCGCGTCTTTACATGTTTCATTTAAAAAAATCTGCAAATTAAATTTGTTTTGTATGGTGGTGTTATTATTGCCTATTTTGGGAATCATTTCATTTACCATTTCTCGCATCTCTTTATTTTCCATTAACATGTGTTGATTTTGTGTAATAAGTTCACTGATAATACATCGAAGATTATTAGTTTCATTGCTGAAATTTTTGTTTTTGGTATAGGTACTCACCGACGTTTGTGTTTTTTTACAATTACGTATATGACGATTATAGCTTTGAATATGTTTATATTTTTTACCACATTCACATTTATACACATTATCTTCATATTCATTTAATTCCAGGTTATTTATATGTTTAATGGTGCCACAATGCTGCTTGTACAAAAAAGATGTATTACAGGAATAACAACACCTTTCACAATAATAGGTTTTTTTCTTTTTTGGGGTCGCCCCAGTCTTTTTCATATATAATCTACTATATATCTATAAAATATCATTAAGTTATTTTGTTTTTTTTTTGTTTCGCCCGTTTTCCAATCCGTAAGACTGACTTTTAAAAATGTGTTTTTAAGAACTATTTTTATTATTGTTAGCATGCGCATATTTTTATGAGCATTTTGAGCATCCTTACCATACACCCCTGAAAATTAAGGTTGATAATATTTCAAAAATAAATATAAAGCATAACCAATCAAAAATAAATGTTTCCCGTGTTTTTTCTCTTACTGAAAAAAAATCGCATATTTTTGCATATAATGCTCAAAAAAATGCTCATAAAAATATGCGCAAAATTGGGGGTTTTGGGGGTCCGTAGTGCCTTTTTTTAAGTCCTCCATAAGCTTCCTTCACTATTTTTTAGTAGCCTTGAATTTATTCCCTCCACTATGGAACATTTTTTAATTTTTGAAAAAAAAACCCCATTCTAAATTTCATTTTTCGATTTTGGACATTTATTTTTGTCCATTTTTCGATTTTCGAATTTAGAATGGCGTTTTTTTTTCAAAAATTAAAAAAGTATGTAGTATACCCCTATTTATTAGAAACCAGCCTATGAATCAAGGAGGATTTATTACCGGTTTTTTTAAGATTTTTCTGATGTAGTAGTTCTTTTAATTGGGGTATGGTATATTTTTTATACCCTGCCATTTCACTAGTCCACACAAAATCCGTATTTATTTTTTTCATGCTCGCCGCCGCCGCTTTTGCTTGGTGTGCTTTGCAATATGTTCCATACTTTGTTTTATACCCATCCTTTTTGCATAGACATCCCTTATTTTTCCCACTTCTAAATTTCCATTCGCATTCCAAATGTTTCATACAAAATTGTTTTGGACCTGTAACACCTCTGATTCTAGTACTATATTTCGTATTAGGAATAAATGGTAGTAATGTATTATGTATCCTCCGACAATAAGGACATTGCACCTCATTTATGCGAAGATAGGTAGAATTTAGCGGATTATATGATTTTTTTTGAATAGTGATAGCATCATATAGTGCATCATAATTAAACGTATGATTACACGGAAGGGTAATGTAATTGTCCTTTAATTTTTCAAATGATATTAAACATAAATTATCGTGCTCTGCATCGTCATCGGAATCGTCTTCATCACTATTTAATAGCAGGTGAAATAAATTATTATCTTCAATGGTAGTATTCATTAATATATATTTTTTAAAATCTTTAAATCATATATAGTATGTCTAAGAAACAATGGGGAAATGCATGTTGGTATTTATTTCATACTTTAGCCGAAAAAATTAAGCCAGAATATACTGGTGACATAGAGTTGATTAAAAATTTAATAATAAATGTTTGTTTTAATTTGCCCTGTCCAATATGTAGTACACATGCGAGAAATAATTTATCAAAAATACCTACACGTAATATAACTACAAAAGAAGAGTTGAAACGTTTTTTATGGATTTTACATAATCGCGTGAATAAACAATTACACAAACCACAATTAAGTTATGAAGCCTGTAATAGATTTAAATATGCTAGAACAGGTAGAATGGTAGAATATTTTAAATATAACATGCTAAGATATTCTGGGCAATTAAGAATGGCTATTACCAATCGTAATAAAAATATGCATGTTAAAAATATATTAAATTATTTGTATACTAATGCATATAAATTTAATCCATAATTACGTGAAATTGCTAGATATCAGTTCGCCTCCTTTATATACGGAGCATTTGAATTGCTGTTCTGTGGGTTTTTCACACATAACCTTATTACTAGCGGTTTCGCTAAAATATAATAATTTATCTAATCCGGAGCTATGGAATAAAGAAAACCAGGTAATAGCACAAATAGTTCCTATTAAACCACCTAATAAAACACCGGTTGCAGGCGTGCAGCTATTAGCTATGTTTGTCCAGCCATTTATAATAAAGAAACCTAAAAATGTTATAATAATTGGATAATTAAGAAGATTATTATAGTACATTGGTAAAATCAAGTAAGTTGTGGTGTATGCGATAAACATACTACTGGCCGATGGTTGTGTTGAAACATCCGTACCGCCGAATAGTTTAAAGGGGAATACGCCATCAAAAAAGGAGCACGCAATAGGTCGGTCGCCAGGCTTGGTGCTAATAATATGTTGGGCAATTCTATTTACACATGCTGCAAATAATGATCCAGCTAAATAGACCAGTCCTTTTAGATTTTGGTTAAATATACTAGCCATTAGTAAGAAAAAAGCTATAAGTGAAGGTGCTATAAATGATATAAACTGAAAGAGATTTGCCAAAGACCAGGTAATCATATTTAATATATACTATTATTATTTATTAAAATTATTACCATGCGTATAGATAATTTTAATAGGCAACAATCTATGTATATTTCTTGGAAAAATTTTTAAATCTACCAAAGATAAATGTGGGATAGTAATTTTGGTGTATAATACCCTTTACTCTTTATTTTTTCTTTATGAATAGCTTTTTTTCGATGTTTTATACCGGAATGTCTGTTATAATAATTTTCTTGGCGTCGTTTGTTTCCATGGTTTTTTTGCGTATATATTCCTAAATTTGTCCTATCTTTGTATTGTTCATATCTTCTATCACCAAAGTGAAGTATTCGTGTGGATTTATTTTTTTTGTTTTGAATTTTTGCGGTGTATTTTTTGGGAAACGGACCTTTTTGAAAAAATAGTATTTTTTCGTGCATCGGAAATTTTTTATTACCCCCCGTATATGTTCGCTGTCTAGGTATTGATTTATGAGCCAGTTTTAAAGCCTTACTATTTTTGGTGCAACCGCTTTCAAGCAGTGTATAGTCTATAACAGATGATTTACCACCAGTAATAGCACTGGCTAAACGTGCTCTACCCCATGAATGTGGTGTTTGATTAGGACGAGAGCCCGAAGAATAGTAAGCACCTTGACCCTTTTTCACTATTTTACGTAATGTTGAAATCGAACAACCACTTTTTTTGGCGAGTTTATTAGACGCTGTTATTTTAGAAATACCATATATTTTACGGGCGCGAATAATGTGTGGTGAAACCTTGGAAGTAAAAGATTTAAGTTTTTTTCTCGTGAAATATTTTGATTTATGATATAATCGCGAGGATTTACGCAGCATATTATATTGTTTTTTTTTATCTTTTTTTGTTAAAGTGGTAGGTATATAGCGTTGACTATATTTCATGCTATATTTCATTATATATACATATATATCTTTTATAATTAGAAAAAATATATTTAGTATTATTGTTTTTACATGCAACTATTATTGTTATTATATTATATATGAAGTCTCATCCGATTGATTTATATAGTATTATTCATTTCTTGAATTTCTTTATATTGGGATTGATCCTGAAAAATAAATATGCGTTTGCCTTTGTGATAGGTATTGTTTGGGAAGTGTTTGAATATTATGTTACCCATCATGATTATACTAGCGCACTCATAAAAAAATACTGGCCGATACCACAAAAATATTGGGATGAAAGTAATTGTTTAAATCCTGTTTTTGATATATTTTTTAATATGAGTGGCTATTATCTCGGTAATAACATTAATAACATTAAAATTTTATAATTTATATGACTCCTCGCTTTCCGGAATTTCCCATTCCATTATTTCTTCAGCACCTTTTTTAAACCATATTTCAAAGTCAGCTAATCTTTTTCTGAGCACACCAACTTTTGTTTGTTCCCATTCATGAGCTTCTTTTAATTGGATGATTTCGGCATGCAATTCTTCTATTTTTGATAGATGTGAGTCTTGTAACTCCCGTTTTTCTTTATCAAACGTAGAGGTGGTTTTTTCATACCTTTTATTTTTTCTCTCTTCCTTTTCTAAACGAATTCGCAAATCCTTTATTTCTTCCACCCTACTCAAACTTTCTTTAATAATAAGATCATGGCTGCCCGACAAGTCGGCCAACCATTTCTTATGTTTTTTTGATTTGCAGTGTTGGGGGAAAGTAGCTTTGTTATAAGAAGTATAATGACACGGGCAGGGGCATTTCACACCTGGTGAATGAAAACTCATGGCCGTGATATTTTTATATCCATCCACAAAAATACCGCCCTCACTAATAAGATAATCAGCGTAATTAATAGGAGTTTTAGCTAAAGTAGTCATCGGTAACTTTTTAATGGTCTATATTTCCCTTAAAAAACTTCAATTTTTATTTTTTATATCCTTGTATACTTCGGTAGATCCTTGTATACTTCGGTAGATCCTTGTATACTTCGGTAGATCCTTTTACAATTCGGTATATTCGGTTTGTTTCTTAATGAAAGCTAAAAAATTACAATAATTAGGGCCAGGACCATTATGGTATGCCTTTTCATAACCGGGATAGATGGCCATCATGTCCATTACTTTATACTCTAATAAACCGACATTTTTATTCATGATGGTCGATATTTCAGCCAGATTATAACCACTAACAATATTATGTAATAACACATTGTCGTCGTGGTCGGTCCATTGTTTTGAATAAGAATTTTTGCGCGTTAGTATGTTAGCGCAACAATTTTTAAAAAATAAACAACTCATATATTTAGACACATAAAATGTTTTTTTATTTTTAAAATAATTATAAATATAATTTATAGTAATTTTAAATGTACGATAATAAATCATGTAGGATCTTTAGTATAACATCTTTGTTATTCTTACTAAATTGTAATGTTTTAGTAAATAGAGTGGTCATTTTATATGTTGGTTGTATAAAAAGTAATATTTAATATAACTATTATTATTTATTTATATATTTATATATATATATATGAGTGGTAGTAGTAAGGTTGCGAGTGAGGAGGGAGGGACAAAATATTACGATTTAAAACCATGTATGGACACTGGCAAAGCTAATTATGAAAAAGCCGTGCGAAGTGCGGGCAAGAACACCCGACAACATTCCGAAATATATTTGAATGCGCTGAAACAATTGGCTGACGAGGCGACGAACATGAGAGTCAAGGCGACCGATATTAAAGATAAATTTGAAGATCTATATAACCCAATGAAAAGTGGTTTTATGGGGTGGGGGCGCGGCTCCAGACAGCTGAAGGATTTCAGTGAGACAAAGGTGGGTCAGAAGGAGAAGCAGAACGAAGCCGGCGAGAAGATCACGCGCGCGGCGCGCGGTCATCTGAAGGAGAAGGCCGCGAAGGCAGCGACGGCGGCAGCAAAAGCAGCAAAGGCGAAGAAGGAGGAGCTCGAGGCGGAGTATGAGCATGCGAGGAAACTGAGAGCGGAGGATGCGAGTAAACTGGTCGGAATGAATATCGACGTCGAGGGCATGGGCAAAGGGCGGGTGCTGAGAACAAAGAACACGTGGATATTCGGCAAGGGGGGGGAGACGGAACACGTAGTGCAGTTTGAAGAACCGCGGCGCGAGCGATCCGTCTACCTGCAGAAGAAGCCGGGTGGGAAGGGGAGGCAGTTCCGCATTTTGGACGAGCATGCGATGGAACCCAAAGCCCGAAGGAGGAGAGAGTTGCGGAAGAAGGAGGAGGAGAAGGGTGAGGAGTTACAGCAGAAATACGACCCCGACTCCACGACCCCCGCCAAGCCTCGCAACCTACAAACAGGGTTACTAATCGAAGGCGGCCAAAAACGCCGCACCCGAAAACGTCGTCGCGGCCAAAAACACCGCACCCATAAACGTGTTCATCACAAAAAACGCGTTACGAAAAGACGACATGCTACAAAACAACGAAAAAGGCGTCGTACCCGAAGAGTATAATATGTCGACCATATTTTTATTATTAAAATAATAAAAATATAAAGCAACACAAAATTATTTTACAAAGACGATTTTAAACACTTCTTGGATGGTAGATACGGGGTGAAAACAAATACCCTCTACAATAGGTTTGTTTTTATATATTTCCATAAACTCGTTAAAATCTTTCTCATTTTCTTGGGGGTAAATAAAGTGTTTTACGCCCGAACGTATCCCGCCAATAATCTTTAAATCCAACCCCCCAATTGCCGTGACTTTACCTTGCAAACACATTTCACCGGTAATTGCAACATCACATCTTATTTTTTTGTTCGCAAACAAGCTATACATAACGACAGTAATAGCAGTACCCGCCGAAGGCCCATCTTTTGGCGTTGCACCTTCGGGGACGTGAATATGCAAACCTTGATACTTTGTATGTTGTATATCTTCTTGCAACGCAATCATCCGTTTTTTGGTTAATAAGGACCACGCCAAAGTTTTAGCAACTTTCATACTTTCCTTCATGACATCCCCCTGCATTCCGGTTAATTTCAAATCCAAAAAATTATTGCAAGGGAAAAACTTCGCTTCAATGGGCAGCACGCCGCCTTGACCAAGAGCATTAGCCCACAGACCAGTAATCACGCCCACTGCTGGTGTGGTGTGGACATTTTTAGTGCGGACAGAATGCCGATTTTTCAAATATTTCAACGTAATATCATCCTTCGAGACCGATATCGGCAGATGTGTGGCGCAACCATTTTTTAAGATCGTTAAATTTATCTCTCCCACGATTTCAAACAATAGTTCTTTTAGTTTGCGCACGCCGGGTTCACAAGTGTATTCAGTAATGATGTATTGCAGGCATTCATCCTCGATTTCCACAATATCAGACACGCCCATATTCTTAAAAATTTCGGGCAATAAAAAATTTTTGGTAATGGTCAATTTATTTTCGATAGTTAAAAAATCAAATTTAATGCGATGTATTCTATCCAGTAAAATACGATCAATAATATCAACATTGTTATAAGAAAAAATAAACAAAGCTTTCGACAAATCGAGGGGGACACCATTAAAATATTTATCTTGGAATGAATCGTTTTGCGTGGGGTCAATCAGATGTGTTAAGATGCCAATAATTTCTTTACCATGTTCAGTTTGACTAACTTTATCTAATTCATCAATAAAGATAATGGGATTCATACATTTATTATCCATCAAAATATCCACTATTTTACCCCAAGTAGATCCCACATAAGTATAATTATGACCATCTAGGGTGCTACCATTTGAAGAACCACCCACGGCGATAAAAGAGAAGGGTCTTGAGTTGCCATTTTCATCATTTAAACACTTTGCGATTCCTTTTTTGGCCAACGAAGTTTTTCCAACTCCGGGTGGGCCTTCGAAGCCGAAGCAATACCCTGTAGTTTCGCCATTTACCCACTGCCCGATGATGCGTTCAATTTGTCTTTTTGCTTTATCATGGCCATGAATTGCATTATCTAATATGCTAGATACGTTGGACATGTAATCTTTAATACTCTCTTTCTTATTTTGTATAGAGAGGCACGTTTTATTCAGTAGTGGTATAGGGTTGTTATTAAGACATTTGCATTTTTTAGAGAATTCGCTAATAATATTATCATTGTCTTTATTATTTTGAATAAAATCTAAAAGTTGTTTTATCATATCTTTAGAACGTTTACCAGAATGGCATAATTTCGGGTATTTAATATCAAATTTTTTCAATAATGAATTTACGAAACAAATAATAGTGGCCAAATCCGAGCGTTTCACAGCATTTAACTTGGTGTCAATGCATTTATGAATGGCGGAATAAAATTCGGCTTTATAATTATCGCGTAATACATCCACATATTGAAAGACTTCGGCGCTACTATATTTTTCTTTGATTGGGAATAAAGTAATAGGGTGTGTTGATTGTTGAATACTATCGATGAGAGAAGAAAATAATTGTGTACAATCATCAATTAAAGAGAGAATAGGTTCTTTTTTATATATTCCAAACGGAATACGTAATAAGCCTTCTAAGTATTGTCGTGCTTTTGATCCCGAATCATCGGATTTAGCTTTAACTTCTTTTAATTTGTGCATAGCTTTTTCTTTTATGCTATCATTGGCTTTAAGTAAACATATTTGTTGTTCCAGCGGAATTTTGTTAGTATCAATATTAGTCAAATAGTTAGTATAATGTATGGTTTGTCTCATGGCATCTCTAAAATGTTTTTTGATAGTCCAAGGTAGGCTATCAAACAATAGTGTTTGTTCGATGGTATCAATATTACCTTCCACATCGCTCGATAAAAGGTCATATAGTAAATAAGCTAAGTACTGATAATCATGTTCGCATGATTTAACCAGTAATTGAATAATTGTTTTGCGTTGTCCATACAAGTCGCTATTAATAAACTCTTTTGTGACCTGGGATATTGTTTTTTGTTTAATAATTTGTAATTGGCTGATATAACCGGTATATTTAATAAATAATTTTTCGTTATCATACACCAATATTTCTTTTAAGGATAAACTATCGATAAAAATATCAAAAGATTTGTCATGATAATCACTACTATTTGGTCTGTCATTTTTCAAACTTTGTAATTTATGTTCAACAAAATTATAATTTAAACAGCTAAGCATGACATCATCCACCAACGCGCAAATGATTAAAGTTTTTTTTTCCAATGTATTTTGGATAGCAATTTTGATACCATAAACCTTTGTATGAAATGATTTACTCGTACGTGCAAGATCAAAACATTCTAATGTTTCGGCTGACTCGACAATCATAAAATCTTCTACAATTCTATTTTTTTGTAAGAGTTGTTTTTTTTTAGGCTGCTCATTTTTCCACGGGATAACTTTGTAGCTAATGGGATGCACATATTTTTTAATGAGTTCGTATTTATTTAAATGTGAAAATATTTTAATGTATTTTTTGACAAATTCCGGGCCGAAGCAAATATTAATGAGATCTTCAATGTCTTCAGTGCCATATGTTTTAAAAATGGTGGACAACTCACTATTTAATTCTTGTAATCTGCTTATAACTTGATCGCTATCATAGGTTTGATTATTATGTATGGGGTATAAAATAGATTTTAAAGAATTAAAAATATTTTCCAAAGCCTGGGTGCATGTATTGTATTCATTAGTACCCATAATATCATTGGTTTTATATCTTTGAACAGCCAAAATGGTTTTTTTCACAATGGTTTGTAGGTCATTAATTTTTTTTATAATTACTGGGGTTATGTTAGCTGCTGAATGATCGATATTCAAAGTACTATTCAAAGATATAAAAGTATTCATTATAATGGATTATATTATAGAGATGAGAAAATAAATATTTTTCTATAAATTGCTAAATATACTAAATTATTTTAAAAATATATATAATTTATAAAATAACGAGAAGTAAAAGAAGAAATTATATTGATTATAGAATATTTAAAATAGTAATTATAGCGATTATTCTATATATGCCCGATGAACATTAATAAAAATATATAAACCGAAAATTATAAGTAAATATAATGGGTATACCGAGCTATTTTTCACATATTGTGAAAAACCATCGAGCTATCATAAAAAAATACAATCCTTTAAAAAAAACGATTCATAATCTTTATTTAGATTGTAATTCAATTATTTATGATAGTATGCGTGAGATGAAACCAGATAACAACATCAATAAATTTGAAAAAAAGTTAATTGACAATGTTAATGCTAAAATAGTGTATTATATAGAGTTAATCAAACCGACCAATCGTGTTTTGATTGCGTTTGATGGTGTGGCGCCTGTTGCGAAATTAGACCAGCAAAGGAATCGGCGTTATAAATCATGGTTTGAAAAACACGTGTGTGAGAAACTATCCCACGAAGAGGTGAACAAAAAAAACATAGTGTGGAACTCAGTAGCAATAACACCGGGTACAAAGTTTATGGAAAAGTTAGGGAAAGGTGTAAAATTATATTTTAATACTAAGAAAAAAAATCTTGTGTCCGAAATTATAGTATCTCCGTCGAATATTGCTGGCGAAGGAGAACACAAAATATATGAGTATATACGAGATAATATCGATTATCATCAAAGTACAGCCACCGCAATATATGGTCTGGATGCTGATTTAATCATGCTAACATTAAATCATTTATATATTAGTAAATCATTATACTTGTTTCGCGAGACTCCGCATTTTATAAAAAGTATAGATAAAACATTGGATCCCAACACCAATTATTTAATGGATATACCAGAGCTTGCGGATAAATTAGTGGAAGATTTTTGTGGTGGCGAGAAGAAGGGTAATAATGCTGACAATA